TAGTTTCGGTTCGGCTGGTGGAACTACCCTGCGTAAAATTAGGTATAACTGGCACAGCGTAACAAGGAGCAGATATAGCAAAGCCAAGAAGAAGAAGCCTCCTCATTCGATAGTGAGATCAACGACAAACTGACCTGTTATTACGATACCCGTTCCTGTTCCTGGTGTCATTGTAATATTGTGATTATCTAGTGCTACTGCTGCTGTTCCCACACTTCCTGCACTTGTAGATGTCAAGTCTGAAAAGTTTGGCACAGTACCTACTGTAATCGCACTACCTGGTGTGGCATCTCCTTCCAAATAGCTAGTAGTAAAACTAAACGCTTCACCACTGGTCGCTTGGGTTGCTGAAGGAAACGAAATACTCGGAACTCCGTTAGTTGTGTCACCAAAACCGCCTATTGTAGATGCTGAGTTTGAATCGACAGTTGTTATATTATTACCTGAGATGCTGTAACTAGATCCAACCTTATCTGCCGTACTAGCTGCTGAAAGAGATTCAAACTTTACACTAGATGATATGTTGTGAGTCATGTCCGCATAAGCTGGTGCGGATACAAGAAAAATAAATGGTAATAGTTTTTTCATTTGATACCTACTTTGTTTTTACTATTATCTACTATCTTAGGACCATTGTTGTTACCTGTGCCACTTTTCTTGTTTCCTACTGAAATTCCATAGCTTCCGAGCACCCCACTGACGAGTCCAGCCGTGAACGCTCCATCAATCCTTACCTTACCCATGTATCCAAGAGTCATCATTGATAAGCTCCAACTCAAAATCAGAAATCGGATAGCATGACCAAAGAGTTCACCCCATTCAATACCTTCCTTTTCTTCCTTTTCTTCAGCCATAAAAGTAAAGATTCTTGTCTAATACTAGCAAAGGAGCTATGTTTGGGAAGTAACACATAAAAACGATGGTAAAAATTCTAAAACCTATCCTTCTAGTTTTCATAAAATCTAAGGCAATGAAGAGGTTAATTGTGGATCTGTTAAAGGCTATAGCTAAACAAACAGACAATACAATAGACGATCAGGCAGTAGCTTTCATAGAAGCCAGAATGTTTCCTGGTTCTACCACCTCTCTTCAATGACATGAAAGTTACTAAGTTTCTCAACATAAATATAGAACCAGCCCCACCTGAGTTGGAACTAGAGATTGAAATGCAATGTAGAGAAATTATGAAAAGTAACAACTTAGATAGTGTGAAAAGATATTGTACTCACATGGTCAGGAAAAAATTTGACCAAGATATATTTATGGCTTCGTTACTAAATAGACTTATAGAACTAGAAGCTGATCGTGTTGTAAAAGAAATGAGAAAAGAAAAACCTAAAAATCCTTTAAAAAAGTTTTTTCGTATTTCTAAGTAATATCTTTTTCAGTAATATCGACCCAGTGAAACCAATCAATAGTTGAATTTAAAATACAATCTCCAAAATCTTTTTCTTCATACCTGAAAGTTCTTTTCAAATCTGGATCGTAAAAAACTTGTCCAATATAAGGACTTTTAGGAAAAGCAATACCTAGTGATGATCGGAAGTAAATAGACATAATCGTTGTTTTAATTTTTTTGTTTTCTGCCTTCGATTCGTCTTTGCACAGATTCTCTCCACATCAACTCATCTTTAGCTTCAGCAATTTTATATTCTGAACTGGGGTATTCACGTTGTAAAGCCTCATAAGCTACCTTCCTTACCCATGCAGTACCACGCATACCTTCTTTTTCAGCTTGCTTTTCTATAAGTTCTGCCCTATTTGGGTCGATTAGTACCTGATAATAGCTTTTGTTTCCGTGTTTGAGAGCCATTTACAATGTTGTTCTTGTACTACTTTACCACCAAAATGGCAAATCGGCTTTATCAAGTTGCTTTTCCACATACTTTTTTCTAGCTTCTCTACGTTTTTTGGTCTTTCCTGTACGAACCTCTCTGGCTCTTTTTAAAAAATCAATGATACTAGCTATGTCTTTCGTTGTAGCCCTCGGTATCTCTTTGTAGAGATCCCTCATCAGGTCTACTCTTATATTCTTCTGCATAAGCAACAGGCATAACCTCCGTAAGAGTCTTGTAGTATTTTACTCCAAGCTGTTTATTGTGCTTGGAGATATACCAACCGTGTTCATTTTTGCAAATACCAATCATTAGTGAACCTCACTCCATTTATCACCAATAGATACTTCAGCTAATGCTGGTACGTCACCCAACCATTTTGCTTCCGCTTTTTCCATTGTAGTTTTAAGAACGGCTGCTGCAATCCTTACTTTATCTTCGCCAGCCTCTTTAACTTGTGTCCATAAGTTTCCTAATGCACATTTTAGTATGGCTGCACCAGCACCCTGAATCGGTGTATTACATCTAACAGTGGTTCTGTTCAAGTCGCCTTTCAAGAACCTACGCATATTAGATACTGGAACTCGTGTTTCAGGCCATTCATCATCTTCCGTGGATCGTGAAAGATAGTTCATTTCTTTCTGCCAATCTCGAATACCGCTATATGTATTTAGCCAGTTGTCACGGATTTCTACAGCTTCATCTGGCGACATAATTACACCACTACTTCCAGCATACTTTCGTAAACCTTCAGCACCAGCACCATACAGCAGACCAAAGTTAGCTGACTTAGCTATCTGTCTATCACACCCCATCTGTTCAGCAGTATAGTCATGTAAATCTTCGCCACGCTGAAATGCAGCAGTCATGTTCTTGTCTTTAGCTAACGCAGCAGCAAGACGTAACTCCATTTGTGAAAAGTCCGCGTCAACTATTTTCCAACCTTTAGGAGCTTGTACACATTGTCTGAACTCTGAATCTCTAGGTATCTGCTGGTTGTTTGGCTTAATACTGGACATTCTGCCTGTATCTGCACCTAACTGCATATAAGATGCTCTAACAAATCCATCATCTGACATTTTATCCTGTATGCTTTCTATCATTTGTCTACGCTTTTCTCTACGCTTCCAAGTTATAAGTGTCTGGATTGTGGGAGAATCAGCAGCACAATTCTTTAAAGCATCTTTCGCAACACTAGGTTTACCATCATTATTCACTGGTGTATAACCAAGAACTAACTCAAGTTTTTCTAGTAGCTGTTTAGAGCTTTTAATATTAAATCCTGCATACTTTTTAGTGCCTAGTCTGATTGAACCCTGGTCTTTCGCACGAAGGTTAAACGAGCCATCTTCATTTCTAGGCAGCTTTTTTCCAAGTGGTAAGTCATTATCAAGTTCTCTGATAAATTCATTACCCAACTCTTTAATGTCATCTTCATAATCAATACGACATTGTTCTAACTCATCTTTATTCCAAGGTAGCCCAACTCTCCACATCTGTGCCATAGCTGGTAAAGCTCTACACTCCAGGGTATATGCCCTATGCAGTTGAGCATTTCTAAGTTTTTGGTCTAATACTTGATCTAGTTCTAGTAATACTTCTATATCTTTTGCAGCATATATTAACTGCTCTTTAGATAGTGTTTCAGCACCCCAATTAGACTTCTGTTGCTCTTTGGATATATCCATATTTAACTGTCTTTTAGCTAGTGCATCAAGACCATGTTTAGTCTGTGGTATTCCGTTAGTTAAAAGTCTGCTGGCTATCATGCTACATCTAACAAAACCATTTAGATGTATGTCATGTGCTTGTAACCAACCAAGATCGAACACTGCGTTGTGTGCCAGCCAGTATCTATTTTGACTACTAAAAAACTCTTCTAAATAATTCCAATCGCTACGCTCTAGCTCGAAGCAATCTATAACAACTATGGTTCGAGAAGAAAAACACCCCAACTGAATTAGTCGGAGCTTACCTTCTTCTGGTTGTAGCTGTAGTGTTTCTTGTTTAGTAATTGTTGAGGTCATGGAAGAACCTATAAATATGTGCTCTACTACTGTAGCACATTTGTCAACTATTGTAATGCTTTCGTATGTAATCGGGAACTTCGTTATGATAACCGTTACGGTCTAACTCTTGGACTAATGAGACCCATTGTGGCCTGTATGATTCAGTTATTTCTTTGTAAGTTTGTGCAAGATAAATACGTCTAGCAGTTTGAAAATCCATACCATTATTATTTGGTAAATATGTTTTCAAAAAATGAGCTAAATTACAATTTCTATCTTTCCTGGCTCTATGATATTTATTTTTCTTATGCCATCTAAATATGTAATTTAAAAGATATGTTATTTTATCAGGATCTATTTTGGAACGATATATTTTAGCTTCTCTTTCTGGAGTTTTATCTTTCCAATTTAAAGGAGGATAACTCTCTGTTGGTAAGTGTTTTATAGGTGAATTTAATTTAGCTGGAATTGTAATCTCTACTACAGGATCAGCAGGAACTAACGCAGCTTCTTTTATTTCTGCTGCATCATTCTTTGCGTGTATTGCCTGTAGCTGTTCTTTAGCTAAAGGTTTTATATTATGTTCTCTATTAATATGTGCAAGCTGATCTTTAGTAAGATTTAAGACACATTTCATAAGAACGTCATTTTTCTCTTCTTGAAATACAACACTCACAGTATTGTCTTTTTCAATCACTTTATGCACTTCGCCTGATTGAACATCAATAGTAGATTTTTTAGTTACTACTTCCTCTTCTTTAAATTGCATATAGAGTGTACGCTAGTTTTAATATTGTAGTAGTGTAGTACTACCTTGTCCAGAGATCGAGCTTCTTTTGTAAAGATTTAACACTAAGTTGTGTGCATATTGAAACATCAAGTCCATATTTCACGGCTTGTAATACCTGACTATGAAAATGCTCTTTATCAAAGTATGCAACTTGATTTACTTTTTGAACTTTTTTTCTTGTGTGATCTGAATACTCTGTATAACGCACAGTAGCTAGTGGACTGTCATCAGCAGGAAATTTCTCTTGGTAAATAGTGACGTTGATAGTTTTGTTGTTCAAGGATTAGTTCTCCCAAAATTTTTGGTTTTCCTCTATATACCCAGAGGACTCGGTGTATAAACCCTCTTCCGTTCCATTGGAAGGG